AATTTGTGGAGGCCAAGATTCAGGATGCGGTCGAGGCCCTCCTGCACAAGGGGCTGTCTGCCGACCAGATCGCCCAGCTCGCAGGCTGACCAAACCGGGGGTTGACACCCAGCCCCCTCTTCCCTGATACTACGCACTCACCAACGGAGACACGACATGGCAATTCGCAAGACACTGAAGTTCGACTCGATCCGCGCAGTGGCAGCGCACCTCGATGACCTGCCCCGCGTGAACCGCACCGACAACGGCGGCTCGATGGAAGCCGAGGAGCGCGACGGTAGCTGGTGCGCTGGCGTTGACCTCGACGAGGCCCACGACATGGCCCGCACGGGCGGCATCTGGGAAGACGGCGCTAGGGACCTGATGGACGCCAAGCTAGAGGTGGACGCCGTGCAGAACCGCGCAACGGTGTTCGCTGATGACTACGACGTCACCGGCCACACCCTCGACGTCGGTGAGTACCTCGCCGGTAACCCCACCCACTGGATCGGTGAGAGCGACGAGGAGCCTGAGCAGCAGCCCATCCTCCGTGTCTGTGTACACATTGGCCGTCGGGCCAACATCCCGGCCAAGTCGGTCATGCTTCGCGGCGCAGCCGTCCTGTCAGTGGTCGACAGCCTTGAGGCCGCCGGCCGTCGCGTTGAGCTGTACGCGCTCTGGGGTAACAAGTCCAACGGGCACGAAGCGTTCTTCGAGACCTGCGTGAAGAAGGCCGAGGACCACTGGTCCCCCAGCTCGGTGGCCTTCAGCCTCTGCCACCCCGCCTTCTCCCGTCGTCTGATGTTCCGCATGGCGGAGGGCTACGAAGAGATCAGCAGACTGAGCCGGGGCTTCGGGAACAGCATCGATCCCCATGAGCTGAGTCAGGAGTACGACCTGTTCTTCGAGCGGCAGGTCGACGATTACTGCACAGCCGAGGAGGCCCTGCGGGCCATCTCTCGGACAACCATGAACCAACTGAAGGAAGAGAGCCATGAGTAAGAAGGTGGAACGGACGGAATGCGATGTGTGCTCTGGCCCCCTCACGGGGCGTCAGACGCGATTTTGCAGCAACAAGTGCAAGCAGTCGGTGAAGAACCGGGAACGCGCTGAGGCGTTCGTGAGGCTGCGTAAGGAGAACAAGCGCCTGCTGGCCAAGGTCAAGCGCCTCGAGGCCAAGCTCGCGGCATGATCGTTGTCCGCAAACCGGAGAACCTGAAGGAGTCCCTCGAGTTCTTCCGCAAGCGCATCGCCTTGCAGTGGACCGGCGAGAATCCTATCGAGCTGTCCTTCAAGGCGCACCGGCCGCAGTACACGCGCTCCCAGCAGAACCTGTACCGCCGCTGGTGCCGGGACCTCGGTCGAGCCCTCGGCCAGCCGGAGGACACGATGCACGATCTCCTGCGGTACAAGTTCTTGGGTAGCGAGGAGGTCATCGTAGGAGAGGAGTCGTTTACACGGCTAGTCAGTACCACGAAGCTGAACCGGCTGGCGATGTCCGAGTACATGCACAAGGTCGAGGTCTGGGCGATGGACCTCGGCGTGCATCTCCTGATCCCCGGCGAAAACGAGTACGCCCAGTACCGTGAGGCGGCCACATAAAGTGGTTGACACTGCCAATGGGAGGGTGTATCTTCTGTACTCAGATGGCGGCACGGGGTCGCCAAGTAAGGGGAACAGCATGGAATACGCAGTCAACAACGGAACAGCTTGGAAGCGAGCAACCATCATCAAGGACCGCAAGCGCCCCGGCCTTTACCGCGCAACGCTAGTCGACGCCAAGGGCAGCTCCATCACGATCTGGGGCAAGTCCAACCAGCAGTACATCAGAAACATCATTGAGCAGGCCGCGTAAGCGGCCCGGGACGGCACCATGACTCTGATACTAGCCTGCTACGCCGTGATCCTGATCTGCGGCCTGTTCTACTCTCTCGAGAGCCTCTGGTTCACCGTCGCCGCACCGGCTGCGGTGGCCGCCTACCTGATCTGGCCTGACGCCGCACTGGTCGCCTTCATTGGCGCAACGGCCGTGGTCCTTACCCTGAACGCACTGAAAGGAGACACCCAGTGAACATCGAACACGACGGCGAGAACTTCATCGCCACAGAGCAGGGGCCTAAGCGCCCCATCGTATGCGAAGCCCCCACTATGGCTGAGGTCATGGCCGCCGTTTACGTCGGCGTGAAGGAGCAGCGCAAGCCCTCCACCTACCGGAGGGTCGTGATGAACCAAGAGGACCACAGCTACCGCAGCCGTGGCCCGTGGCGAGAGTCTCATGGAGATGAATACGATGCGTGATTCCGATACCGGCGACACCCTCATCAACGGCTGCATGACATGGCGCGATCTCGCTGCCATGAAGGCCATGCAGAGCATTCTGGCGGCGGGCGCGGTCTCGTCTTGCGTGATTCTGGCCCCAAGCAGCGTCGCTAGGGAGTCCTACGAGATGGCTGAGGCCATGCTGGCCGAGAAGCTGAAGGGGGAGGAGAGCCGTGACCGCTCATGACATCCTCGCCAAAGCCGCCGGCCACATGGATGACCGCGCCCAGACCTATGACTCCCCCGGGGGCGAGCGGTCGATGGGCGTGGCCGTTGAGATGTTCGGCACCCTCACCGGGACCCTCCTCACCGAGGAAGAGGGCTGGCTCTTCATGGCGGTCCTCAAGATGGTCCGATCCCAGCAGGGTGAGCATCGCGCCGACAACTACGAGGACGGAGCTGCATACTTTGCACTAGCCGGCGAGTCCGCAGAGCGGGACAGGGGCACGTTTAAACGAGGAGAGATACTGTGTGGTACTTGATCGTTTGCATCGCCAACTTCAACATCTGTCAGGTCATGATGGACTACGAGTTTATCGACAAGGCCATCTGCGAGCAGAACCGCTCGGCCATTGTCCAACAGAACCCGCAGGTCTCATTGGGCGATGAGTGAACAATGTCCACACATTGTCGGGGCGTCTACCTGCGAGATTTGCATGGAGGAGGAAATCGTAAGGCTAGAGGCAGAGAACGCGAGGCTGCGTGATGCCGCTCGTGAAGCCTATGAGGTCTATGCGGGGAGCGACGGATTCATTCCTGAGACAGCGCCCGAGGCATACCAACAAAGACTATTAGCGCAGATCGCCGCGATATTAGGCGAAGCCATGAAGCAGGAGGGTGAGTGATGAGTGAGCGAGTAACAGTAAACGCAGCGTGGCTGGCTGATTTTGCCCGCGACTATCACAGCCTAGACGAGACAGTAGAAGAACTTTTCCAGCGTCATCACGCAACGCAAGACCGCATCGCAGAGCGAGAGGCAGAGAACGCGAGGCTAAAGCGTTTGCTGGCAACGTGTTCGCGTCATGCCGACAACACGCCGGAAGGCAAAGCGTGGAGAGCGGAGCGTGACGAAGCGATGGGAGGGGACTGATGGGATGGTCCCAAGGTGGGATCAAGCGGTGGGCCGCAGACGATTGGTTCTCCAAATGCGTGAGGCTCTGCGCTGGGCACATCTGCGAGCACTGCCAGCAGCGGGAGGCAACAGACTGCGCCCACATCTACGGGAGGCGCAAGGCACAGACCCGCTGGGCAAAGGACAATGCTGTCGCCCTATGCCGGTACTGCCACAGGACCTTCGAGGAGAACCCCCTGATGATGGCTGACTGGATCGATACCCAGTACCCCGGCCGGCGGGAGCGGCTGAACGTCCTACTCAAGGGCAGCCTGAAGAACAACAAGAACACCCGGGACATGATCTCAGCCCACTACCGCGCCGAATACCGAAGGATGGAGAGCACGGGTGACAACGACTTCGAGAGCTGGAACTGACCTACCCAAGGTCTGCCCCAAGGTCTGCGGTACGGTCCCCAAGTACCCTGAGACCCGTGAGCGCATCCAGATAGCAATGACCTCCCAGTACATACTGTTCGGCCGGTATATCGCGCAGCTCCGCCGTGGTAATCTATAGCTGCGTTTAAACACAACCAAGCACGCTTGAGTGTAACCCGACAGGTATATAGGTCAGGTATATAGGCAGAGGCTATCACCCATATAGCTTTTGCCTATCACTCAAGAACTTGAGGAGAAAAGTAGATGAGTCGCAAAGGAACACCCAACCGCAACCGAGCCTTCTTCCTTCGCCAACTGCGCGAACAGTTCGGTGAGGACTTCGATCCTATCTGCAAGCTGGCTCAGGCTAACGCCGAGCTGCACAAGATAGCGATGAAGAACCGCAACACGGGCGAGCTGAAGATGGCTGTCGATGGCTGGGATAAGCTGGCGCAGTACCTCGTACCCAAGCTGAAGGCCATGGAGGTCGATGTGACGGGCGAGGTAGGCATAGAGCTACCTAAGGTCATCCGTCTCGTTGCCGTGCATCAGGACGGCTCTGAGAGCGCCGTAGAGGCACCGGAGGACAAGAGCTGAGTACCGAGCTGCGCTTACCTGCCAAGATGGTGGGCCTCTTCGAGGGAGAGGCCCGCTATCGCTGCGCCTACGGCGGGAGGGGTAGCGCCAAGACCCGCTCCTTCGCCCTGATGACGGCGGTGAAGGCCCTGATGTTCTCCCAGATGGGCAAGAGCGGCCAGATACTGTGCGCCCGGGAGCACCTCAACTCGCTGGAAGAATCTTC